TGCTTTTTCTTGGGATAAAGTACCATTTAAGTTTTGGGGTCGTGGTATATGTGAGAAAGGTTATAACTCACAAAAAGCATTAGATGCAGAGCTTCGTGCTAGGATTGATGCACTTGCCCTTACTGTACACCCAATGTTAGCAGTAGATGCTAGTCGTATGCCAAGAGGTGCTAAGTTAGATATTAGACCTGGTAAGACTGTTCTTACTAATGGTAATCCAGCAGAAGTATTACAACCATTTAAGTTTGGTGCTATTGACCAGGTTACTTTTGCACAAGCAGCACAGTTACAACAAATGGTACAACAGTCTACTGGTGCTATAGATTCTAATGGAGTACCAGCAGGTCTTAATGGAGAAGGTACAGCAGCAGGAATCTCTATGGGATTAGGTGCTGTTATTAAACGACACAAGCGTACCTTAGTAAACTTCCAAGAAAACTTCTTGATACCATTCATTGAAAAAGCTGCTTGTAGATATATGCAGTTTACTCCTGAGTTGTATCCAGTAAAAGACTACAAGTTTGTAGCTACAAGTTCTCTAGGTGTAGTTGCTCGTGAGTATGAGGTTACTCAGTTAGTACAGTTATTACAAACTATGTCACCTGAGTCACCTGCTTATCCATTGTTAATTGAGTCTATAGTTAGCAACATGAGCTTAACTAACAGAGAACAAATTATACAAGTTCTTAGACAAGCTAATCAACCTAATCCACAGCAACAACAAGAAGCTCAGGTTAGACAACAAATGGAACTTGAAGTTGCTATGTCTAGTTTAGAAAAACTTAAAGCAGAAACAGCAGAGATTGCATCTCGTATACAACAAAACAATGTTGAAACACAACTACTTCCTGTTGAAGAAGAAACAAGAAGAATATCTGCTTTGGCTTCTGCTCAACCAAAAGATAAATCTGAGTTTGATAAGTTAGTTGAGTATGCAAAACTAGAACTTAAAGAAGCTGAGTTAGATACTAAAGAGAATATTGTTAGATTACAAATGCAAGAAAATAAAAATAATGCTTGACAAATCTAAAAAAATAGTGCTTGACATTTTAAGCTAAAAATGATATAATCGGACACAAGGAGTTCTCCAAGATGGATAAAGAATTACAAGATTATTTTGACAATTATTTTTCTCTTTTTCAACACCCTGGTTGGAAACAACTACTAGAAGAATTAGAGGACACAGCAGACTCAATAGATTTATTAAGTTTAGAAGATGCTAAAGAGCTACATTTAGTTCAAGGCAAATTGAGTATGTTAAATCAAATTTTAAATTGGAAAGACTCTGTAACCAACGCTTTTGATAGCAACGAAGAAGATCAATCTTACCAATCAACTAATTTGCAATAAGAAATATTATGTACAGACTATATGACTTTTCTTGTGTAAATAAACACACCGAAGAACTACTTGTCAAACCTGGTGTACAGGAAGCAATATGTTCTGTTTGTGGTGAACCAAGCAAGCGGCTAATCTCTCCTGTTCGTTTAAAGTTAAGTATTCATACTGACAGATGGGCGAAAGAACATGAGAAGGCTGCTCAAGTATAACTTAATTCCATAATACCTAAAGGTACGGAGATCATTAAATGGCTAGAACAATAAATCCCCTTGATAACCAAGAAGTTAAACTAGAAGAAAACGAAGAACTTGTATCACTTTCTGAAGAGATGGAAAAACCCACAGAGGAACCAGAACAGAAAGCTAACGAAACTGAAACAGAAGCAAAAGAAACAACATCTGATATACCAGATAAGTACAAAGATAAATCGCTGGAAGATATTGTTCGTATGCACCAGGAAGCTGAAAAGCTACTGGGTAAACAAAGTTCAGAAGTAGGCGACCTTCGTAAATCAGTTGATGACTTGCTCAAGGCTAAACTTAATGAAGATGCCAACAGCCCCAAAAAAGAAGAAGAACCTGAATTAGATTTTTATGATGACCCTAAAGGTTCTGTTAGTAAAGCTGTAGAAAACAGTGAAACAATAGTTCAGATGAAAGAAATGCTTGCTAAGCAACAACAGCAAACAATTCTAAAACAAATTGGTGAAAAACACCCAGACTATGAAGAGATCATTAAAAACGAAAACTTTGTAGATTGGATTAAATCATCTGCTGTTCGTACTGAGTTATTTCAAAGAGCTGATAAATACGATTTTAATGCTGCTGATGAACTTCTTTCTAATTGGAAAGAGATCAAGGGAGTAGTTGAAAAGACTGAAAGTCTTAACGAGAAAGATCGTAAGCTACAGGTTAAAGCAGCATCTACAGGTGGCAAAGGTTCAGGTGAACCAATGTCCAGAAAAATCTATAGACGTTCTGAGATAGTTAATTTAATGATTAACGACCCCCAGAGGTATCAAGCGAATGTTGATTTGTTTGACAAGGCTTATGCTGAAGGGAGGGTAAAATAAACTTAAACTAAAAGGAATAGTAAAATGGGATTAGGTACTAATCAAGTAACCACTACTACAGCGGCTACTTTTATACCAGAGATTTGGTCTGATGAGATCATTGCTGGTTACAAGAAAAATTTGGTTCTCGCGAACTTAATTAACAAAATGAATCACAGTGGAAAGAAGGGAGATACAATTCATATCCCTAAACCTACTCGTGGTGCAGCTTCTGCTAAAGCAGCAAACACAGAAGTAACTTTGATTGCAGCAACTGAGTCTGAAGTGCAAGTAGCAATTAACAAGCACTTTGAATACTCACGCTTAATTGAAGATATTGTTGATGTTCAAGCACAACCTTCACTTCGTAGTTTCTACACCGAAGATGCTGGATATGCTTTAGCAACACAATTAGATTCTGACATAGGCTTGTTAGCTAAAACTTTTGGAGATGACAATGGGTCAGGTTCTGACTTTGTTCACTCTAACAGTTTTTACATTGATGCTGCTAATGGATTGGCTGCTTATGCAGTTGATACTGTAGCTGCAACTGATCTGTTTACTGACTTAGCCTTTAGAGAAGCAGTACAACAACTTGACGATAATGATGTTCCTATGGACGGAAGATTCTTAGTTATCCCACCAAGTGTTCGTACTACTATCATGGGCATTGACCGCTATCAATCTTCTGACTTCGTAGATAACAGAGGTGTTGTTAATGGTCAAATCGGTAGCCTTTATGGTGTTGACATTTATGTGTCTAACAACCTACCTGTAGTTGAAACTGCAAGTGCTAACTCAGCATCTGCTGTTGATACTATTGGTGCTATCATGGCTCAGAAAGATGCAATGGTACTAGCAGAACAAATCGGTGTTCGTACACAAACTCAATACAAGCAAGAGTATTTGGGTGATTTGATGACTGCTGACACTCTATATGGTGTTAAAACAGTTAGACCAGAAAGTGGTCTAGTTATCTCTGTACCTAAAAACTAGGAACTAAGATAGATGGGTAGCCCCTTCGGGGGCTGCTTTTTATTTAATATTATATAGTGAGTACAAGATGGCAATATTTCGTGGTGATGGTGGAGCAGGTGATGCAAACACTGATGTAACAATTAACTCTGTTACAGAAAAAGCTAATGAAGCATCAACATCTGCATCAGCAGCAGCATCAAGTGCAACGTCAGCCAGTACATCAGCTAGTAATGCTAGCACATCAGAAACTAATGCAAGTAACTCAGCAACAGCAGCAGCATCTTCTGCTTCTGGTGCTTCTACCTCTGCAAGTAATGCAAGTACATCTGCATCTACTGCAAGTACACAAGCGACTAATGCTTCTAATTCAGCTACCGCAGCAGCAAGTTCAGCTACGGCAGCGGCAACTTCAGCAACAAGTGCAACAACAGCAAAAACTAATGCTGAAACAGCAGAAACTAATGCAGCAAGCAGTGCTTCTACAGCTACTACTAAAGCTAGTGAGGCAGCTACATCAGCAACAAATGCAGCTACATCTGCAACAACAGCAACAACTAAGGCTTCTGAAGCTAGTACATCTGCTACTAATGCAGCTACTTCAGCAACTACAGCTTCAACACAAGCAACCAATGCTAGTAACTCTGCTAGTGCAGCAAGTACAAGTGCAACAAACGCAGCTACAAGTGCTACAAATGCAGCCAACTCTGCAACAGCAGCGGCAGCAGAACTATCAACAGCAGCACTCAAAGCAAACAATCTATCAGACTTAGCTAATGCTGGCACTGCAAGAACTAACTTAGGTTTAGGAACAGCAGCTACCACAGCATCTTCAGCTTACGCCACAGCAGCACAAGGAACTACAGCAGACAATGCTCTAGCAGCGTCAGCAGTATCTACTTTTGGTGGTACACTAATAGATGATGCAGATGCAAGTACAGCTAGAACTACACTAGGATTAGGAACTGCTGCAACTACAGCAAGTACAGATTATGCTACTGCTGCTCAAGGAACTAAAGCAGATAATGCTGCAGCTAAAGCTAGTAACCTATCTGACTTAGCAAATGTAAGTACAGCAAGAGATAATCTTGGAGTACAGATTAATGATGATGTAATAGGTTATGTAACACCTAGCACTTCTGGTAATGTTTTAACTTCTAATGGTTCTGCTTGGACAAGTGCAGCAATACCAGCAGCAGGTAAAATATTACAAGTTGTTCAAGGTACTACTTCAACAGAAGTTGTAAGCACTGTTACCTCAGATACTGACACAACTTTAACTGCAAATATAACTCCAAGTGCAACATCAAGTAAAATTTTAGTTCTTGTTGAGCAAGCTGGTTGTGGTAAGCGTAGCGGAAATAGTTGGTTAAATTTAAAATTACTAAGAGATACCACCACAATTACTACTTTTTGTACATTTGCTGGTTATACAGGCACTACTACTGACAACATGATTGGTACTATTAGCACTTCTTTTTTAGATACCCCTAGCACTACTAGTCAAATAACTTATAAAACTGTAATGTCTACAGGAAACACTCCAGTAAATCTTTTAGTTCAAGAAGCTGATGCAGGAGCTCAAACCTCTACAATTACTTTAATTGAGGTAGCAGGATAATGGCAAACGAAATTAAGACACGAGATGCAATACAATCTTTAAAACCTAATGCTGAGTGGACACTAACAGGAAGTAGTTTAAATTGGTTAGATTCAGAACAAACAGAGCCTACAGCAGATGAACTAGCAGCAGAGGTTATTAGGTTACAAGCAGTTT